TTTCTTTTTCTCCCTTGCTTCCCTAGTGTCATCTATCTTATCCTTTTCAATATTCTTTTGTGCCTCAACAATACCTTTGATAATATTCACATCACCAGAAATTTTTGCTAATGCTGATGACATATCTCCACCACCAGCACCCTCTGCTGGAGGTAATGCAGCAGGTGCAGAGCCTGGGGATATGAAATTCATCGCATCCTTTTTCTTCTTAGCTTTCCTATCCGCTATCGCCTTATCTTTTGCGTCTATCTCTGCCTTTACTTGCTCTGGTGTCTTTGCATCTTTTCTTCTCTTTCTTGTTTTCTTTAAAGTGCCAGTCGTATCTTTCTCTATTTCTCTGTCTGCCCTTAAATCTTTTACTGCAATTTGTAGTTGTATTAATCTAGGATCTTTTGGATTGCTTATCTGAAGTGTATTGAAACTTTCTTTTAACGCACGAATTTGACCCGTGTAAGATTCAAGATCAACGGGTTCGTATCCAAAGTCATTAATAAGCAGTTGCTTAGTTTCTTTGTTTATAGTGGCACTCAGACGTTTAGCCATTCGCTCTTTGTTGATTGCGTTTAAGTTCTTCCTCTTCGAGATGTTGTCTTAGTAATCCAACATAGATGTCTCGCTCCCAAGGCATCATGTTTTCAATCTCAGTTAATGAGTATTTATGGTATTGCATCAACGAAAAGTTTAACTTGTAATAGCTAGCAAGATCCATGTGGATCATTGCTACCCGAAAAAAGACGCTAAGCCCTCAAGCACAACTTCACTCTCGACCTTTGTATTTGGATTCTTTACCTTTATAGTATGTGATAATTTAGGCATTGTTGTAAAAAACTCTTCAATCTTTTTAAATTGAGATGAGTTCATCGATTCAAGAAACTCTGTTATCTCTTTCTTAGTACAATCTGCTGCGACCCATACTTCTTCGTCAGTATATATTTTGTCAATACAAGATGCAATTAATTTGAATGATTGATCCATTGAACTCTCATCTTTAAAATCAAAGTTATTTTTAATAAACTCCTCTAAAGAAGGATACTTAAGTTCCATCATTAAATTATTATCTAGTTGAACTTTATTTGTGTGACCCTCAGTTTTCTGAACTTTGATACTATCCAAGTCAATCACAACTTTAACACTTGTCTTTTCATCATCAGGGCAAATTATATTTACATCCAATGATTCACCCACGGATTTACCACGAATGTTTAAAAACAAATATTCAATATCAAAAGTTGGTAGTGATTCTACTTTGATTCCTTTTGTAAGAACACAACTTTTTAAAACTGCTTTAATAGCTGTGGTAATTTGTTTTGTATCTTCACTCTCTAAAGCGAGAACTAAAAGTTTTTCTTCTTTCACCAGAAAAGGTCTATAGTTTATTTCCTTCTCTGTAGATGGTAACACCATACTATACGTTGGTGTCGCAATTTTTGGTAAAGGCATGATATCCTATTATGCAATTCAGTATATTATATAGCAGGGTTATTGGGAGAGTGATCTCTGTACAACTCCACCTACTACATCACCTAGTAAATCTATTCCAGTTAATTTATCTACAGCAATATTAGCAGCTCTACCAGCAAAATATGCAAACGTTGAATCTAAGGCATTTGAAGCAGGTTTTGCACTATATCTTGTATAAGAAAATGAAACGGTGCATTTCAATAAGTCTGATGCATCATATGAAATAGGCATTGCCGATATTGATTTTGGGAATGCATCAATAAAAGTATATGTTAATGGTCTTGTTCTACCTCTAACTGGATCTTGTGAGTTCAAGTTCTTTTCAAATTTAGTTATTTCTAAACCACCTTTATACTTAGCGGGAAACTTCATTCTATAATAAAATTCACCAAAATGACCATCATTTGTATCATTTGTCATGTATGACATCCAAGATTCAAAATATCTAATCGGTATATATTCTTTCGCATCACAATAAAATGTTAATGAAACCTCTTCATCAAAAACTCTACGATGAGCATACTTCTCTGAAACTCCTGTGAAATCATTATCTAAGTTTGCTGTTGCCATTGATGAACCTGGCAGTGTTGCCTCTGAGCAGAATAATTGTAGTTTTTCTTTTCTTGTTTTATCAAGATATTGGAAATTTAAAAAGTTTCCAAGACCTTGTTGACGAAGATAATTTCCAAAAGTATCTCCATTTTCATTTAATTGCTTTGGATCTTTAACTGTGACTTGATAAAACGAGGTGGTTGCTGGCTCTAGCAAGTCACTTACAATTTTATCTACCGTTAATCTCTGTGGTGGGATGGAAGCCATTTATAAATACATTTGACCTTATATATTATGTATGCAAGATAATGGCAGAAAGTATAAAAAGTCGCTATAAACCATCGAATCCAGAGAAATATCAGGGCAATCCGAACAATATTATCTGTAGAAGTAGTTGGGAAAGACGTTTCTGTGTATGGTGTGATAAGAATGAGAACATAATATCATGGGCATCAGAGGAGTTTTCCATACCTTATATGTCTCCAATTGATAAACGTGTGCATCGTTATTTTCCTGATTACATAATCAAAGTAAGAGAGAAAAATAATAAAATTAAAAACTATGTGGTCGAGGTCAAACCAAAGAAACAAACTCAACCACCTAAGAAAAGAAAAAGGATGACTAAATCATATCTCTATGAGTGTCAAACCTATGCTGTGAATCAAGCAAAATGGAAAGCAGCAGTGGAGTTCTGTGAGGATCGTATGATTCAATTTAAGATAATCACTGAAGATGAGTTGGGTATTAAGTAATGGCTGATAGAGAATTTAGTTGGCAAAAAACAAATCCTGCTGGTGATCCAGCTGAAATTGCTAGAGTTCAAGCAGATATTGATGCGAGAAACCCAACTAAACCTGGTCAATACACTGGTAAACCTGTTCCTTTAGATCAAAAAGAAAGAAGACCACCTGAAGTTAATGACAATCGTATTGAAGCAATCAAAGATAAACTGACATCATCAGATTCAGAGGATCTAATGTTAGAAATTATGGGTGCACTAAACAATACGGTAGAAGCAATACCTAGTGTAGGAAAGTATTATACCTTTGTATATAATGCTCAGACTGCTAAACAGTATGATCAACATCCTCTAGTGGCAGTTACAGATATATTCTCTTGGGGATTCAGAGGAATCAATTTTCACTGGCAATCATCTCGTAATTACACATGGAATGAACTAGCAGGTCAACTCTATATGGTTAAAAGTATTGAGTTAGATGACCTACTCGCAATACCTTATGCAAAGTTTATCACTAAATAAATAAAAACCCTGTAAATGTCAACCAGCACTAACAGTTCTAGTTGGGTAAGAACCTATACGAAAGACGACGCAACCAAATACCAAATAGCATACAGATCCAATAATACATGGAAAGTAAATGCTAATGGGAAGGCAGTGTCTGGTTCTTTTACAACCAACTTACAGGTAGATAGAACAGCAATTGATGGTGGTGTGACAGGTGGTGGATCAGGAACAACATGGACGACTGCAGCAACAAGAGGGCCTGGTGCGAATGGAGTGTGGGAAAGAAAATACATGGATGATGAAGATACAACTTTAGGTTTTGTATTACCTGATGCTAGTTGGTCTGATCTCAATGATAGAAGCAGTGATTTTAATTCACAGATTAATAATATAAGTGCGAATGCAATCGCAAAATACTTTATAAAACTTGGTTATGGTAAGGGTGGTGGCCTAACATCACAACTTGGAGCGATGAGAGAAATAGCTAGAAGTCAAGGATCTAATAATCAAGGTGATCCATCTGATGAAACCACTGGTGCTAATCAAAATCTTAGAACATTAGCAGATGATGAAAAAGATAGACCCAGAGAAAAATATGGATCACGTTATACTTACTATTATCCAACAGCACTTGCTTATAATCGTGATCAAGATAAAATGTCGATATCTGTTTTAGAATATAAACCAAGACCAATAAAAGGATTTAAGATAGCAAAGAGTCGTGACAAAAGTGGTAGACAAGGTTATACATCACGAGTCTTAGGTAGTGTTTATCTACCCGTACCTGGTAGTGTGCAAGATAGTAATAACGTGGATTGGAGTGCAGATAAAATGGATCCAGCAAAGCTTGCTATTGCAAATGCTTTCTTTGAGAATGTGCAAAAAGGAAGTGGTGCAATAGATGGATTAGTAGATAGTTTAGAAACTATTACCAAACAAGTTGGTGAAAATTCTGGTGAGGTAAAAACTGGAGTTGCAGCGATGCTAACTAAGGCTGCAACTGGTGGTAGTGTATTGACAAGAACAACTGGTGCGATTGTGAATCCTAATATGGAATTACTTTTTAGTGGCCCAACATTAAGACCATTTACTTTTAGTTGGAAAATGAGCCCTAGAGATTATGAAGAAGCAGAAATGATAAAGAAAATAATTAGAATGTTTAAACAATCACAGGCAGTGAAGAGATCTGAAAGTATGTTGTTTTTAAAATCACCAAACACATATGCAATTCGATTCCTAACTGCTAGAGGAAAAGAACATG